GGATCGAAAAATATTGCACCTATTGAGATGATCGGGGCATCAGGATTTTTTCCCATGGTTTCAAGGTCGATCATTAGATGGTCACACGTCCTGCTGGTGGATGTGATTTCTTGATGACCGTTCACCTTAATTGAGTGATCTGCCGTCTCGCCAGTTTCATTATCGCTATCGTGATGCTGATTGCCGCCAGCATTCTCCTTGTGTGGATGTTCAGCGCCTTCCATTTTCTCCGAATCGTCTTCCTGAACTTCAACCTGGTTCTTGTCATCGAATGTTTCCTGGTATGTTGCGTCGCCCATCACCGCGCCACAATCAGGGCAGTTGCCGCCGCCGGTCTGACCGCAGGCGGTGCAGACTTTTTCCGGTTCCTGTTGCGCTACTGGTTCAGGTTGTTTCGTTTCTGGCTCGTTTTGTAACGCATTTGGGCTGTTTTGTTCCGCTTTCTGGCCGTTCTGTTCCGTTTCTTGCTGGTTCTGATTCACTGAATCGCGGGTTTCAATCCCCTTCACCCATTTCGGATCATTCGGGTCGCTAATCCCTGCAACAAATTCACCACGTGATACAGCAAGCAACTTATTGGCGTCAGGCTGGCTGATATTGGCTGCCTGCATAATTTTGTTTACTTCGTCAGCGGTAACTTTTACCGGCTCTGGTTGTGCGATCGTGTCAGATGCACCAGTATTTTGTTGTGAACCTGAGTACGTGCCGTTTTTACGTGCGAAGTATTCCTCTTTTGTGATTTCCGTAGCTCCCAGGGCCAGTGCTTTTTCCAGACCAGAAAGTTTGTTTGCGCGACCGTATTTTTCGCCGTCCTTATCGGTGAAAAGGAAGTAGAACGGTCCCTCACGCTCTACAGATGGTTCGTCTTCCACTTCGCATTCGGTTTTTTCGTTGTCCGGCATTGCCGTTTCCACTGCATCAGTTTTTGGTACTGGTGACGGGAGAGTACCAGCTGTGCCCTGATTTGTTCCTTCGTCATCTTCAAACACGCCCTTGGTAGTCAGGTATTCAGTGATGTATTTGTTCAGTGCTACGGGATCTTTGTGAATGTCGATCGGATGCTCACGGACAAGGCCAAAAATAGTCTGACGGTCGTAGCGAACGGCATCGGGTTGTTTGCGCATTGATGCGGAAATGCGCTTCCAGTCTTCGCGATCTTTGTCGATAACTTCATTTTTTGCCCAGCGATGGATGCTGCCGTCAATGTTTCCGGTATCAATATCGCCAGGCCAGAGAGCGTAGGCCAGTTCTTCATCCAGCGTTTTCCATGTCTGCTTGTATTCGCGACAAATGGCGGCAGTGACTGGGTTGATTTTTCCTGCTGAGTTTTCAGTGTTCTGTTGATTGACTCTGGCGCTGGCGAGATCAACAACAGACGTGTATTTTCCAGTCTCTTTGCGCTCTGCGTCCTGCCGTTTTTTCCAGTTACGTAATTCAGCCTGAATTTCGGGCCATTTGGCACCCGGATTACATTTGTGTTTAACCCATCCGATAGCGAACAGTTTGCGTTCCGGATACATAGCGTTAATTTCAGGCGTTTTCATCAGTGCTTCAACGATATGCCCGTCAAAGGTAGCAACGTCTTCCTGCAGTAATTCCTGCGCGTCAATCGCCATATCAACGGTGATGTTTTCACATGTACCGAACTTAACCAGGACCGCGTTCTGTACTTCAAGGGACAGCTTGTCAAAATTGACGTTCATCGGATCGGATTCTGGTTCGACCGGAATAAAGGAAGCGGATTCCTCATCCCAGCGGTTTTCCTGCATATATTCGGTATCCCAGGAGTCGATAGCAGGGCGGGGCATGCCGGGTTTATCTTCGCAGACAAGAAATTTATAAGCGCAGTCCTGAGCAGCAGGATATTGCTCCAGGAATTGCCAGGTAAATTTGGCACGGGCGCGGCGTTCATCACCGGCTTCAATGGCAGTGGCTACAGCAACTGCGCCCTCTTCTTTTATTGCCTGTTCGTCCGGAATGGCGGCGCAAATAAAGACTTTACTCATTTTGTTTTAACCTCATTACAGATTTAAGGGTGAACAAATCCCTGCCATTGCTGGCATATAAAAATGAAACCGGATATTAATTACGGTGCTGTTTTAAAGTCCTGCCGGTATTTCGTTATTATTAGTGTGAGTAGTTTTATCTACCGGATAACAGTTACCGGGAATTTTTTGTTCTGCTGCTGCAGCCATGCATTCTTTCATTGAACCGTATAAGCCAGTCACCAGCTCAAGAGATTCGCCGGAAACAAGATAAACTGTCAGAACGAGTGCAAATGTTGTATTCATTGTTTATATCCTTTTTGCAGCAGGTCCAGACGAGCCAGCATTGAAGGAATGCATACTTCATTTAACAGGTCCTGCTCGAGTTTTCTCTGCTTAATGGCGTCTTCAATAAATGTTTTGTCTCCAGTGATAACGCCAATTTCGAAACGAAGTTCAGACGTGCTGGCATTACATGATAACTTTTCCATTATCGCGTCCTCAACAATGAATTTTGTGATGCGGTGCCTGGTGCCTCCAGGTGACGTTAACCAGTTAACAATTAACGCCGGATACAGAGAATCCACCCATAACACTGTTTTTGGTTTTAACTGTTCCGCGTGCGCTGAGCCGCATTCACCGCATCACAAAATTCACTTTTAAAAAAGGGCGGCAGAGCAGTCACGGAGTAAAACTGATACCGCCAAATGTCACCAGAATATTGATAACAGAGGGCGTTGTAGCGGGGTTGTCACTTAAGCGTATGGTCAACCTGACAACCCGGTGTCCTCAACTGGGGAAGGAATAACCCCGCCATACTTACCGCCGCGCCATTTCGCGGATTGCCACAACCGGAAGCGCACGTTCGAAGAAATCTAACGACAAGCCTTCTAAGGGAAAGAGCTTCGCCGTACGCTTTCGCGTTGTGTGCCTGCTTTTAACCACGTCAGGCGAGGTGGTTTCCGTCGTTCCCCAACGACAGGAAATCTGTATAATCTGTATAATCTGGATATCCCCAACAACAGGAAGGTGTTTTATATGGTGGTTCAAAAGAATTGTTCAGGTACTGGTAAGCCTGCGGACAGGTCGGACATTCCGAATACCAGGAAACATATACCTGAGAAAAACATTCGACCAAAACCATCTCCAGCTCCTTCAGAGGAGAGGGGGAACAGCAACAATCAAACAAGCAGGTGATGATATATGGACCGGGATGATATTCTTGACAGGGTTTTATATGGTTATTTTCTTGAACAACTATTCTCTGTAGCGACTGGTCGTCTCGATAAACTTCTCTCAGTGGTGAGTATTATCCTCGGTTCATCTGTCATTGGTGGATTTATTCCTGAAGTTTCTGGAGTTCTCATTGTTGTGATAGCAACCGTTCAAACGATTTACGGATTCGGACAAAAGTCAGGTAACGCAATGAGAAAATCCGCAGAATATCTGCAGCTTTATGATGATGCAGAAAAATATTCCGATTCGGAATTGAAAATGCAGTTAAAGCTCCTGGAAAAAACAGATGATAATATTTGGTCGTCGCTTAAAGATATCGCAATCTTAAAAACCCAGATCAAAATAGGAATCTCCGTAGAACAACAAGAGAAACTGTCTGCAAAATCCAAATTGATGCGATTCCTTTGTGGTTAGGAATACCCAGATTGTTAAAGAGCATGCCGGATGCTTACCCGTGTCCGGCGAACGTATTCCACTTCGCCTGTGGAGAACTCTTTAATTACTAACCTTCATCAGTCAGAGTTTCTTGCTAACCAGCGACGCGCGCCAGCTTCCGTTTTAAACGTTTTGCTTCTGGTATACGTCATCGCGGTGAACGTGCCGTCCAGGTTGGGGAATACTCCGCATACCAGAGATTCGTTGTTGCCAAGATTGAGCATATCCATGTTGACCTCATTTACCCTTAACGCCGGGTCGCGGAACTAAAAACCTGCTGCGCTGTTATACAAAGTGTTCCCGCCGTCATGTTCATACGCCTCGGGCTGGCTACTTAACCCCTGGCCACTGCCGGGTAACTCGAGGTATTGCCCTGCATTCTGTGGGGTGGGTGGGTGATGAATAAACAATAGCACTGCTATTTTATCGTGTAAATAGTAATGCTATTGTTTTTTTTGGAGGTAAGAAAAAAAACCACCCGAAGGTGGTTGTTGGTAGGAATGATTAACAGCTTTTGTTTGGATACTGCCTTCGTGAGTGAACTACATTTACGATCTCGATGTTAGATGCTGTTACTCGGTAAAGTATTATGTAGTTAGGATGGGTCACTATCTCACGAAGGCCTAGAGCTCTTTCGCTTGGTGGATACAGGTAAGGATGTTCAGAAAGTGACAAAACTGATGTTTCAATGCGTATTTTTAGTCTACGTGCAGCGGGAGGGTTTTCCTTGGCAATATAGGCTACGATCTGACGCAAATCATCACGCGCAGAAGGTAGCCATAAAATGGGCAGCATTACTCACTCCTGTTCGTCGAAGCTATTTGCGCAATAAGGTTTTCCATTTCAGCCATTACTTCGTCATGCGGAATTGCAGGACGGGGGTCTGCGAGGCTTGCTGCCACTTTGGTGCGTAACCATTCGTTATAGCTGTTTTCTTGTTCGATTGTTTCAAATTCTGAAATTATCGGGGAAAGGACTGTACTCATGTTCTAACCTCCTCAGATTAGGCGCGACGACCTTTTTGCGCCTCTAGCCACCGCGCAACGGTTTCTTCAATTGATTCTTTTTTCTCCTTCATTTCCTTAAGCATTTTCTCTTTGTCTTCTTTTGGGAAAGCCCTGAACGTCTGGATCAAATCTCGCTCTATAGGTTCTATATTAAACGGAAGTTCGTTTTCCGATTGCTCCATCTCTGCGGGTAAAGCGACAACATTATCCTGCTGCAGTTCTTGGGGGTACATCCTTACAATTCGTAACAAGTCTGCCATATCTGGTCTAATTGACTCAGGCGGAACTTGTAGCAACCCAGCGAACTTGATAACAGCCTCTAGATTTAAAGGTGTCTGACCATTTAGATAATGGCTTACTGCCCCTTGTGTCGAAAAACCCAGAATTTCTGCCGCACGCTCTTGGGTTAACCCAAGTTGAGTTTTTTTCGTCGTCCAGATTTCTTTCAGTCTCTGGGCGGCTTGCAGGTCGATCTCTGACAGGGGTTTTCTTTTCATACCTTCAATTCTAATAAGATTATTAATCTCTTTGAAATAGCGATGCTATTTACTTTTAAAAATAACAATGCTATTAATGCTCATGGTCACATAACATGAGGTGAACAATGAATCTTGGAGAATATTTGCATCATTCCCGTATAACCCAGAAAGATTTTGCTGAAATTGTTGGGGTAACCCAAGGGATGGTAAGCCATGTTATTACTGGACGGGCGAAACTTACGGGGGGGAAAGTTTTACGCTGGTGTGAAGCAACAGGGTGGGTAGTGACCCCGCACGAGATTGATAGCAGTACTTACCCCAACCCAACCGATGGCATACCTGTTGACTATCAGGCTAACACACAACCCGCGCTGGGAGTTGATTCATGAAAATCAAGCATGAGCACATCCGCATGGCGATGAATGCCTGGGCATACCCTGATGGTGAGAAAGTTCCTGCAGCTGAAATAGCCCGGACTTATTTCGAACTGGGGATGACGTTCCCGGAACTGTACGACGACAGCCATCCGGAAGCCCTGGCTCGTAATACCCAGAAAATTTTCCGCTGGGTAGAGAAAGACACCCCTGATGCAGTTGAAAAAATTCAGGCGTTGTTACCAGCGATCGAAAAGGCAATGCCACCTTTGCTGGTGGCCAGAATGCGCAGCCACAGTTCAGCTTATTTTCGGGAGCTGGTGGAGACGCGGGAGCGACTGGTGAGAGACGCTGATGATTTTGTCGCAGTGGCAATCGCCGGTTTCAATCAGATGAATCGTGGTGGCCCGGCAGGAAATGCTGTGGCAGTACATTGACTGACAATAGCCATATCGAATCGCTTCCGGCAACTCGTGAGTAAAAAGATTCGGTATCAGAAGAGGTGAGTATGGCTAACGCCTGGCTCAGATTATGGCATGACATGCCAAATGACCCTAAGTGGCGAACAATTGCCAGGGTGTCAGGGCAGCCAATTGCAACAGTGATGGCAGTGTATATCCACCTCCTGGTGAGCGCGTCACGAAATGTCACGCGAGGTCACATTGATGTCACGACAGAAGATTTGGCAAGTGCGCTCGACGTGACAGAAGAGGTAATTGATTCAATTTTGCAGACGATGCAGGGGCGGGTACTTGATGGTGATTTAATCACTGGATGGGAAAAACGCCAGGTGCTGAAAGAGGACAACGGCAATATTTCGCAAACCGCAAAATCTCCTGCAGAGCGCAAGAGGGCGCAGCGAGAGAGGGAAAGAAAGCGGGAACAAAATGGCGATTGTCACGGCGCGTCACGAAATGTCACGCACATGTCACGACGAGTCACGACAGATAAAGATACAGATAAAGATACAGATCAAGAAGATCAAAACACTATGGTCCATGGCGTAAAAAACGCCACGAACCAGGCAGGGGATGTTCAGACCGTCAATCCTGGTCAGCCAGCAGGCACGACACCGGAAGCCGATTCAGCGTATGCGCTGAAAGCCGATTCGGGCGCTGTGCAGCAGGTGATGACCGCAAGGCCGGAGCAATCACACCAACTGCAGCAGCCTGAAGCCGATTCCGCCATTCAGCGGGAAGCCGATCGGGTAGTCCCGGAAAACACCGGGCAGCCTGTGGGGCGAGTAGATTATCCGGATGTGTTCGAACAGGTCTGGCGGGAATACCCGTTGCGTGCTGGGGCAAACCCGAAGAAATCCGCTTTCAGTGCCTGGAAGGCCAGATTACGCGAGGGGGTGCCACCAGAGGCCATGCTGGATGGTGTGAGGCGTTACGCAAGATACCTGGCGGCTACCGGGAAAACGGGAACGGAATTTGTTCAGCGAGCGACGACGTTTTTTGGACCGGACCGGAATTTTGAAAACCCCTGGTTGCTCCCGGTAAGCGGTACGAACAACCAGCGTTGTGTGAATCATATTTCTGAACCGGATACCGAAATTCCACCGGGCTTCAGGGGGTAAGTGTGTATTTCTGGTCATGAGGTAATTTTCAGGAGGGCTTGTGGCAAAAGTTTTTACACAAGAAGAGCGGGAAAAAATTAAAGGGCAGGTTCTTGAACTCGTACGCCAGAGTGGGCGCGAGACGTTACGACAACTGGAAGCTAAAACTGGGGCAACAAGATATCTGATGAGCGTTCTGGCCAGAGAGCTGGTTGCCAGTGGCGATGTATACAACTCTGGTTACGGGTTATTCCCGTCTGAACAGGCGCGTAAGGACTGGCAAAATGCCCGTAAAAAGCTCTCAAGGGCAAAGCTGAAGAAACCATCTGCGGTTGATCCGGACCTTATCTGGTCATTACCTGATGGAGAAATACGTCGTTACGACAGGCGCCTGAATATAATCTGTCGCGAGTGCCGGAAGAGCGAAGTTATGCAGCGAGTGCTGGCGTTTTATCAGGGAAATTATCAGGGGGGGGGGCTGTGAGTAAAATTAGCTATCAGGCTTCAATTATCGCTGGCATTCGCATCAAAGGAGAGGACCATGGAAATAAAACCAGAAGATGAGTTAAGCAATATCGTTTTATTTCCGGTAAAAGAGGATGACCCACGTAATCAGGTTAATTTTCTCTATGAGCCATCGGAAAGACCATACTGCCATCACGCTTCTGTCCGGGTTGACGAAAAAGAGCGTCAGGTCCGCTGCAAAATCTGTGGTGCAGTTGTGGAGCCGTTTGACTGGATGCTCTCTGTGGCTAAAAGAGAAACCAGACTGGCAGATGATGTAAGGCTATTGCGCCAGGAGGAACAGGAAAGGCGAAAAAATATAGAAAAGCTAATTCAGATTGAGCGTAACGCGAAAGCGCGGATACGCAGGGCAACAAAAGCCAGAACTGAATATTAAATCAGCACTGTAAATAAAATTTAATCCTTAACCGGAGGTATATCTATGTTAAATACACAGAAAACCATTAACGCGGAAAAATATAACGAGTGGGTAAAAAAATTCTCTGAGCAGATTTTTAAAATTACTGGTGACGAGAATGTAGCAAAAAATGAATTAGAGCCGTGGACACCTGAAGGTGTCGACCCAAATTATTGCTGGTGGGATGTTGATCCAGTTGATGCTGCAAATGAAGCTATGAGTTATCACAACGATTAATGTCAGGAGGCCGCCCGAAAGGGCGGTAATGAAAAGTGACTGAATTAACCAAAGAGAAATTAATCGAAGAAGCCAAATTAAAAATAGCGATTGCGAAATGCTACCCCAATTCAGGGATGGCACGGGTAGAGGGCGAGTTATTCAAAATTGCACTGGCATCGCTGGAAGCAGAACCAATAGGTGCTTTCCACATTGTAGAACAGCAAGTTGACGGAACAAGTTACTATATCAAGGATGGGGAATGGCCTATTGATACTGGGATTATTGAAGTCTACGCCGCCTCACCGATGACGGTAGTGCTGAACGATGTATCTGGACCTCTTGCTCTTGCTTACAAAGAGCTTACACCTGCGATTATGCGCAACCATATCGCTGTATTCGAACGATACGGAATAACCCCAAACGATAGCATTACTACAATTCATGCGCTTCGAATTGCGCTGGATGGCATAGAGCGGAGCGACGCCATGCTTCATGGACGTCAGCCATGCCATCAAATTACCGCCTCAATGGCAAAAGCTATTGCGCTTAAACTTGGTGCCGAACTGAATAACGAAGAAGCAGAGATTTTCGCGGATGGGTATAACACCGCCATGCTTCATGCCGAAAACTTTCGGGAAAATAAGAATTCGTCAACCAATAATTTTCGGATAACCTCGGAAACGTCAACCAACTCTCCGGCAATCCCTGATGAGGTGTTGTCCGCAATCCTGAAGGTCGCCAGGGTTCGTGCAGATTTCGATGCTTCTGAAGGTGACAGGCGAGGTATCGGTGGTTGTCTGGATGAGGCCGAGCAAGAACTTATCGTTACCATTAACAAATACGCCAGTCAGATCGCAGTAGAAGCGATACAGGGGGCGCACCAATGAGCCGGCCCGATGCATTTGCAGGCGTTGCTATAGCTATTGCTTTTCTAGTATATGTTATTTGTCGGTGGGGGTAAAAACGTTCGCCGGAATTCACACCAAGGGAGGGAATATGTCGGATGATATTTCACTGGTAATGGAAGGCGCTCTGGCTGTTATTGCTGTTGTGGGTGTTTACTGCCTGGTTGTGTTTTTGATGGATCGCCTGGGGAACTGAATTCATTCCGTATGGGAATTCCCATATCGGGCAAAAACGGTTTGCTGTAAAGCGAGAGTTAAGTAGAATTGCTGCGGGTGCTTGAGGCTGTCTGCCTCGGGCATGCCGCCGTAAGGCAGACAGAGAAAAGCCCCAGTTAACATTACGCGTCCGGCAAGACGCTTAACATTAATCTGAGGCCATATCTATGACTTGCACATGTAGGCTAGCCTCTTACGTGCCGAAAGGCAAGGAGAAGCAGGCTATGAAGCAGCAAAAGGCGATGTTAATCGCCCTGATCGTCATCTGTTTAACCGTCATAGTGACGGCACTGGTAACGAGGAAAGACCTCTGCGAGGTACGAATCCGAACCGGCCAGACGGAGGTCGCTGTCTTCACAGCTTACGAACCTGAGGAGTAAGAGACCTGGCGGGGGAGAAATCCCTCGCCACCTCTGATGTGTCAGGCATCCTCAACGCACCCGCACTTAACCCGCTTCGGCGGGTTTTGTTCTTTTTGTGAAAAAAATTCCCTTAAAGGAGATTTTTTTAACTAAAAAGGTTTACTTTGCTTTCGTATATGGTAAATTTTAGGAATTAGAATTTAAGCGCCCATCAGGCTTGCGTTAGGCAAGTCTGCTAAATCAACAAATTGAGGATAAAATCATGGCACTCACTGAATTCGGTAAGGCCGTTAGAAAAGCGAGGATCGATACTGACAGTACTCTTCTGACTATGTCTCAAGAACTGGGCACTACGCCAGCGTTTCTTAGCGGTTTAGAAACTGGTAGCAAAAAAATACCTCTGAAGTGGGTTAAGAAGATTGATTCTTACTTCAAGGCCAAAGGTGTAGAAATTGAAGGGTTACAGGAGTTAGCGGCAGTTGCGAATGACTCAGTTCCAGTAAACGGTTTGTCTCAGCAACAGAAAATGCTTGTAGCGGGATTCGCTAAGTCGCAGTTTACGCCGGAACAGCTAAAGAGTTTTGCAGATTTATTGCAAAAGATTAATAACAATGAGGGGTAATTATGTATCAAATGAGAGGTAACAGGGTGTCACCGATGCAAGAAGAAGAAATAGCCTACAGAGCTATAAACTTCTGTAATGCTATTGGTCTTACAGCCTCAAAGCGCAAAAGAAAGCGTTATGATATGTTCTTTGAAAGCCTGTCAATTTATGGGGTTACTCTTGACGTCAGGACCGACAAAGAGTGGGAGGCTCTGACGTATGATCTAACTATCGGACATTGTGACCCCGCTTCTCTAACAATTACGGTTCCCAATAAAATATATGTGAATGCTTGCCTTGGGGAAGAGCATGCACTTGCTGTTATCTTCCACGAGCTAGGTCATTTGCTTCTTGGACACAAAGCAGTTTTACACTTTTCAGTTAAAGAACCTACTCGTATTGAGGATGCAGAATGGCAGGCAGATACATTTGCGGATATCGTACTGGAAACAATTGGCGTGAGAACACAACAGATGTCGTTCGATTTTTATATGTAAAAGCCCTGCGCTAACAGGGCTTTTAGGGACGGAAAGTGCGCTAACACATTCCGTAGTGTATGGAGATAATCCAATCACAACACTTTTTGTAGACAAGCGAAGTGTAGTGGTTCTCCCAACAAAGTGCAACCTGTGTGGATTCACAGGTGAGCAGGGAAAACGAAATCATGGCAATGGGTACCTGTCGCAAATGTGGCTGTCCATGTGAGATCATTTTTCGCTACTCTGTGTGTGTAGATGGTGTAATGCGCCACGCGAAAAAAGGGAAGCCTTTCCCGATCCCACTTTGCAGTTGTAGTGGCAAGCACGCAGCTTGATGTTCAGTACTGACAAAACCCGCTTCGGCGGGTTTTGTTTTTTCCTGGCATTCTGGTTTACAATTCGCACGTCAGCCTGAACAACTGGCACCTGCTGCGCCAGCAGAGAAAGACGATGGCGCACAATACCAAATCACACAATTCTGATAATTCAGCTGTCTTTGCCAGCAGGCACGGGCGGCGTTCCCGCACATTCAAATCTGATTGGTACCAGCATCCCCCATGTACTGAAGAACAAGCTGAATGGCTAATTCAGTGCTACCGCAGACACGGATACGGGATTAAGAAAGCCCTCAGCCTCGATTATCGTCACTGGATAATCTCCGTCAGGCTTCCTTACTCTGAACGCCCACCGCGTCCGTCCCGCACATTCCAGCAACGCATCTGGAGGTAACGTGCGGGTATTACTTCGACCTGTTCTGGTACCGGAACTCGGGCTGGTGATCGTTAAGCCGGGCCGTGAATCCATGCCGGTATTCCACAATACCCGGGTACTGGTGGAGCCGGAACCGAAAAGCATGCGTAATCTGTCGTCCGGGGTCGTTCCTGCCGTTCGCCAGCCGCTGGCGGAGGATAAATCATTACTGCCATTTTTCAGCGACGAACGAGTGATTCGTGCTGCTGGTGGCGCTGGCGCATTGTCTGACTGGTTACTGCGCCATGTTAAATCCTGCCAGTGGCCACACGGCGATTATCACCACAGTGAAACCGTCATTCACCGTTATGGTACCGGCGCAATGGTGTTGTGCTGGCACTGCGACAACCAGCTGCGCGACCAGACCTCCGAATCACTCGAGCAACTTGCTCATCAAAACCTGTCAGCATGGATGATTGACGTCATACGCCATGCAATGAATGGCACGCAGGAGCGGGAATTGTCGCTGGCTGAATTATCCTGGTGGGCGGTCTGCAATCAGGTGGCGGACGCGCTTCCGGAGGCAGTATTGCGTCGTTCTCTGGGGTTACGTGCGGAAAAAATCCACTCGGTGTATCGCGAAAGCGACATCGTACCGGGAGAGCAGACCGCCACCAGCATACTGAAGCAGCGCACAAAAAATCTTGCGCCGTTGCCTCACGTCCACCAGCAACAAATCCCGTCACAGGAAAAGGCGGTGGTCAGCATTGCCGTTGATCCGGAATCTCCGGCTCAGTATCTCCAGCGCCAGAAACCACAACGGGAAGAGATGCCTGTATACACGCGCTGGGTAAAAACGCAGAAATGCATGACGTGCGGTAATCAGGCAGATGATCCGCATCACATCATTGGTCATGGACTGGGAGGGATGGGAACAAAGGCTGATGATTTGTTTGTTATTCCGCTGTGCCGTAAATGTCATAACGAACTGCACGCCGGGGTAAAAGATTTTGAAGAAAAACACGGCAGCCAGCTGTTGTTGCTGATTCGTTTTTTAATGCACGCGAGAAATTCGGGTGTCCTGAAGTGGAAAGCATGAATGACTGAACGCATAGAATTTGTTTTGCCTTACCCGCCGACGGTGAATACTTACTGGCGACGTCGTGGCAACACATATTTTGTATCAAAAGCCGGTGAGCGTTATCGCCGGGCTGTGGCGCTTATTGTTCGCCAGCAGCGGCTGAAATTAAGCCTGTCCGGAAGGCTGGCGATAAAGATTATTGCCGAGCCACCGGATAAGCGCCGCCGTGACCTGGACAATATTCTGAAAGCGCCGCTGGATGCGCTGACGCATGCGGGGTTGCTAATGGACGATGAGCAGTTTGATGAAATCAATATCGTTCGTGCTCAGCCAGTATCTGGTGGACGTCTGGGGGTGAAAATTTACCCCATAATGCTTGAAGGGCAGGTCAAAAAATGAAACTGGAAGATTTACCGAAATACTACTCCCCAAAATCCCCCGGCCTGACTGATGCATCGGCCTCAACGTCGAAAGATACGCTGAGTATCACTGATGTGATGGCCGCGCAGGGCATGACACAGAATTGGGCTGAGATGGGGTTTTCTGCGTTCCTTGGGAAAATGGGCATTAGTATGAATGACAGAGAGCGGGCAACAGAATTGCTGACAGAATATGCACTCAGTCGGTGTGATCGCGTGGCGGCGTTAAGAAAACTCCCGGCAGAAATAAAACCGGCAGTGATGCGTATTATGGCTTCGTATGCGTTTGAAGATTATGCCCGTAGCGCGGCGAGCAAAAAACAGTGCCCCTGTTGTCACGGAAAAAAATTTATTGAAAGCGAGGTTTTTACAAACAAGATCCAGTATCCGGATGGTAAGCCGCCAGTGTGGGCAAAGTGCACAAAAGGCGTGTATCCGTCTTACTGGGAGGAATGGAAAAAAGTCAGGGAGGTGGTAAAAGTTGCCTGTCCGGAGTGTGGAGGGAAGGGAGAGGTATCCACTGCCTGTAAAGATTGTCGTGGGCGCGGTGTTGCCATTCATCGTGAAGAGTCGGTAAAACGTGGTATGCCTGTTATCAGAGACTGCCAGCGTTGTGGTGGTCGTGGCTATGAAAGATTACCTTCAACGGAGGCATTTAATGCCATATGTAATGTAACCGATGCCATATCTCTTGATACATGGAAAAAAACAGTTAAACGTTTTTACGATACGCTGGTGGTGCAGTTTGATATTGAAGAAGCATGGGCAGAACAACAACTGAAAAAGGTGACCAGATAGCTTTGTTGATTTTTCCCGAATCTGTGGTAAATTTGCCCTAACGATGGGCGTTTTATGCCTGACGTTAGAAGATTTTTTACACCCGTCGCCAGGCGGGTTTTTTTATGACTGAAATCACGCCAGTACAGTAAACGCGCTGGTGGTT